TATGGGAGCCATAAGCGGCCACCCGCCACCACGCCAAACTCCGCACCTGGTTGGTGGATAAATCCTTTTCCGATGGCTAATGGCTTGGAAACGGTAAGGGAGGCTCCCGATGACTCATCCTGTACCCCAAGATTAAAAGTGAATTGATTGGTGCTAACGGTTGTGACCACCACTTCCTGACCGATATACAGATCATAAGGAGATACTCCGCTACGAATAACCAAGGTATCTCCTGGCTCAAGCCCATGCCCAGCCACATCCATCGTAACCACTCCGCTTGCCGCGGTGGCTGTGGTATCAGTATAATAAGCGGGTGCGGTGTATGCACCACTAGCAACCTCTGTGAAATCAGCAAAGTGTGCGATCTCGGTTCCACTAATATTAAACGATGCTACGGTCTGCGAATCCAACATCTCCACGGTTAGGGAGTTTGTGCTGGAGGTCTTTACTTCATAAACGCCATCGGGATCATAATCGTCCCAGCCACCAAGATTCGTAATAGTTATAAAGTCACCCACATTTCTGCCGTGAGCGGTATTTGTGTTTACCGTAATCACCTGACCGCTCTGCGAGACAGACGCGATATCAAGGTAAGTAATACTAGGACTGCACTCCAGCGTACTCTCCTGTCCGCGAAAGATGTACATCTTATTATTAGCCTGGAGCATTCCGCATGGGCGGTTGATCGTTTCCGATCCGGCACCATAGCGAACCTTGAATAATGCTCTGTCTTTTAAGCGAACGATGAAGCATTGCTGATTGGTAGCGGTGAAGATAAAGTCATCGGCCTGTGATGCGGCATCGGTGAAGACCGCTGAACCGTACACCTCATTCACGCCTTCATCATTTACGATGAAGTCAAGCTCGGTTGGATTCGATGCACCAGGAGCGACTATAGTGGTGGAGGCCGCCGAATCGTTTGCGATAGTGAAGTCCTCATTCGCTCCTGTCTGATTAAATATTATCGTCTTCGTAAAAAAGTTTACAGACTCTAAAATGTGTGTGCCATTAGGATCGAGTGAACTGAATCCCATATTATCGACATGAACATCGTTACCTGGATAAAACGCTAAGTTAGGAGTCTCGTTTAGTACGATGATCACTTGGTTGCTCAAGCGTTGAGCGCGAAGGACGGTAAAGGGCAAACGAAGTGAATCACCAGCGGTGATTGATCCAAAGATGGTGGCCAATCCTTTACGAGGTTGCCATGTTCCATCATCACTCATCCGGCCATTCTCGGAAACCGCAACCTCGCCAACCTTTAGCTGATTGGCACGAAGACGACTGTTCATACGCAGAAAGAAGGTGTCCCCTTCTGTCACGAATGGATCGTCTAGTTTGCCGTATGTGCGGTATCTGCTCATGGTGCGGATGTTTTATATGGATGTGAAGATGGTAGGTCTGCGGTGAGTCCCCACTTGTGTGCTAGGTATCCCTCGATCTTATCGGAGTTTGTTTGTGTGACATCTTCCGTAAAGATTACCTCCCCCCAATCGGAGTCTGCGTTGTTCTGATAATCGTTCAGTCTTACTGACATAGCACCCATTGTGGACAAGCCTGATTGAGTAACATTAGTGTTATAATTTGTAGCGTTTAAAGCTAAAGTTGCACGAGTGTTAGGAATATCAAATTCGGCAGACAGCATGACCCATTGGTTTAATAGGTTGGTCGAGTTGCCCGTCATGTTAGTACCTGGGTTCATGTACCAATCACCTGAGAATACACCCGCACCACTCATGTTAAACATGATCATCTGTAGTGTAGGATTGTTCTTAGTGAATGTTACGAGTGCATCGTGATTATCAGACGCTGTAACCTTGACCACAAAGAACCATTTATGTACCGCAGTTGTGCTAAATCCTACACTTGTATAAGAGGTTGCATCCGAGTTATTGTCGAACCTAAGTATATTCTTATTGTTCTGTGCCGTATTGACCGCTGTGAGTGTGCTACCTGATTGAGCGTTAAAGGTGTATCCATTGCCTGACTTATCTGCAATTGCGGTGACATTACCGCTCGATGAAGTAAAGGTCGTTTGATCGTCCATATCGAGCCACAAGCGAGTGGTAATCGATGATGGGTCCCAAGCGGCGTTGGTGGAACCGCTGATCGCGAGTTGCATCTCATCGGCAAACGCTTCACCAATATCAAACATATCGTTTACACCGTTGCTGTTGGTGTCAGAACTGCCGTCAGCGGAAGCACCTACATGGTTCTGCGAAGCACTATGTCCATAGGTTGCGGAATCTACGATTCCCACATAAGCATCTGCGTTAGCAACAGGGGTTAAATCTGTGCCGTATCCAATCTTTGTGATGACTACAGGGAATTGAGATGTGTTAGTTACTCCATAGGAGTTACCAAGTACGCTTCTTACTGCGGCGATAAATGTATTAAGACCACTAACTGAAGCACCGCTCTCGCCTTGCCACCAAATCATACCCTTGAAGTTCCATGAGTATCCAGCGTTGGTCAGCTTAGTGGTGGCATCGGATAGTGCGGAGAGTAATCCACGATAGCAGTCACCTTCTCTTGTTCCTGTGGCGGTGGTGTCCCAATCGGAAAGGTTTGCATCCCCAGCATTCAATTGTGAAGCACCAACAGCGTATTTAAGAATACCTATTGGCTGAGTGGTAAGATTGATTGCATTTGCTCGACTAACGAATCCAAGTTCAGGACCAAAGCTAGGGGAGTTGACTAGATTATTACCGTCTCCTTTTGTACTGCCCGCTACCAACGATGTTGCCCAATTTGAGTAGTTCTGAGTGGATTCAGCGTTAGAAGTTTGAGTGTGCCAAGATGTATAGAACAACCCATCCTGTGTCGCCTGTGCAGAAGTTAAGTCAGATACATCAGCGTGACCGTGGGCATTCGATTGACCCGCTAATATAAATAGATCGATTGTTTGGTTGGTGATTACCGAGTTATCGAAAGTGCGATACCATACGCCGTTATAAAAGTAGGACATCGTGGGCGTACCGCTAATCGTTCCATCGGTAACTAAGGCGTTTGTTCCGGCAGTAGCGGCAAGTGGTAAGTTTGCTTTCGTATAGGTATTAATTGATACCCCGTCTGCTCCATCCGCACCCGCTGGGCCTGTCGCCCCCGTTGGTCCTTGGAATTGTGCTAGGTCATTCCATGCAGTTACGCCGTCACCGATCTTTAGAATCTGATTAGTGGTGTCAAAGCCTGGTTCACCTTCGCTAAGGATAATTGGGTTAGGACTAGTGACTGACCAATTCGCCGCTGTATCCCTACGCAAGAATATGCGCCTCACGCTCATAGGGATGCACTCCCCCCGTCTATATCTGTGGCCTCCGTATATTGTAAAGATGCACGGCCACCGTCAACGATGCCCACGCTTGTGTCCTCCAGCGTAGTTACGCGGGTATCAACTGAGCTTAAAGATGATGCAGTAGCGTACTGCGATCTATCATCTGCCGAAATACTCCCGAAGCCCGTAAGTTGCATCATCGTAAAGCCCCCCGTATTCGGGTCTTTTAATGCAACAGTCTTCATTTCTTGCGGATCTCTTGGTAGAGCTTGATGCTCATATACACGAGGGTCACCAAACCTACTGCGATGCCCAGGAATGAATCGATTGTGGACAAACCAAAGGTAGCGGCTGTGCCTGACATTCCAGCTACTGATACGCGATCAATCATGTTCATTTATCTCCTTGGCGATGGACCAAAATAAAATCCGAGGATGCCCATAAGGGCGGTGTGTCCCATATAGGCGAGATGGCCGGACGAGAGGATGATCGGATCTTGGCTTGCGGGGTAACTGATGATTCCGAAGAACCACTCTGTTCTGCCTTCTCCATGTGCGTTGGTGATGGAGAGGAACTCGGCAGACGGGAAGAGCGTACAGAACAGGACGCAAACGCAAAGAGTGCCAATGCCCATAAAAGCGATAATCCTACGACTAAAAGAAAGAAATTCCCCATTACCTCCTTCAGCCAACTGAGCTTGTAGCTTAATGAAATTTTCATTTGCACGGCTTTCTCGTGCCAATTCAAGCTCGTGTTTTTGCCTACGATTCTCGAAAACGAATCCGAACACACCTTTAAGCATCGCCCCCATAGCAGTAGAGCCACCCCCTGTAAGTAACATAAGAAGTATTTCGCCCATTTCACTAATCGATCCTAGACCGTAAGCGGTCCACTTCTTTCTCTAAGTATTTCAATCGCTCGAACTGCTGATAGTCAGAGGTGATTGGAGCGTCTTGCATTTCCACTAAGTGATCGAGATCATCTTTTGCCTGTTCCGCAAACTTCTCCAAGTGCATCATCCGTGCAGATAGATCGCCAAGAAGTGTGGACTCGTGCGATACTCGACTGACTTGGAGTTCCATTGCCGCCATGCGGTTCGTAAGCTCAGACCAGCACCACACCGCAGTAGCCACGCCTACAATTATCTTTATGGCAAACTGCACATTGACTCGTGCGGACGAGGATTCCGACAAGCCCTCTGACTGCTTAGGTGGCATTAGATCGGTGTATGAGTCCTTGGGCTGTTTCGTGCATCCTATACTTCTATTTCAGTAGACCATTCAGGTCCGTCTAATATAGACATTACTTCTTCGTTGGAATACTGAGTTTCACCTAATAAAAAACTAGGAGTATCGCCCTCAAATCTAGCTAACACTTTAGAATTATCTAAACTATATCTAGTCGTTTCAGACGAATCAACTAGTTGATTAAAATCAAAATTAGATATTTCTGAGGAATTTACTATTACATACTTTCTCATAATCAGGTGGGTATAGTGGATGAAGATGTAGCACCGTTTACAGTTATGTTATTAGAACCAATCGTATCCGTTACTGTGGAACTTGACCCTGAGTCATTATCTCCCATTCTGTACCAATGCTGTAGTGATGAAGAAGATGAGTAATTACCGCTATCTGTAGATAAATCAAAAGACCTTGCGTTTGAAGCTCCGTAAATTTCAGTAATTTCTGAAGCTGATAACTCGGTATTCCATATCCCTATCTCATCAATAATACCGTCAAAATAGTTTGCAGTACCTGCGTTATTTGCCGCAAAAGTATCTATATCAAATGCATAATCTGTTAAACCTGTGGTAGTATTTCCAGCGTTTATATAGGAAGTCATACTAGAACCGTCTGAGGTTATAGCTATGTGATACCAAGTGTTATAACTAAAGGTAGGTGATCCGGTGAGTAGTTGTGCCTGACGGGCATATAAAGCAGAAGTGTTATGAAGATATAACCAATATCCACTACTACCCGCGGCAGAACCTATAATAATATCAGCATTCGATTGGAACTGAATCCACATCGTTATAGTCTTCGCTCCTGTTATACTGATTCTTGAGGAAGTGCTAAGATAGTCATTAGTACCATCAAATTCCAAGGAATAAGCATTAGCAAAAGGTTGAGTGGTTGCCTCGCCAAATAATAAATAAGCGTCTGTTCCTGTGGGGATTAATTTTAAATGTGCGTATTGCCCAGCACTTGTATTTTGTGCGCCCGATCCAGGGTTGTAAGTATTAACCGAAGCTCCCGATCCTGGGTTGACAATTATCTTGCCTGTTGATCCCTGTACTAAAGTGCAACTAAAACCAGCGGTCAACCCACTTGGTACAGTAACATCAATATCAGATGAGTTGGTGAAAATAATTACTTTTTTATTATCTGAGTTACTAAGTGTGCGGGTAGTGGTCGTATCTGATACCGTACTAAAGAATGCAGAACTAAAGTCAGTACTTGCTGAAGTAGCCGCTGTTCCTAAACCTAGATTAGTTCTTGCAGTTGCCGCGTCCCCCAAGTCGCTAAGATTGTTTGCGGATTCTAAGTCACCCTGTGGTGCAACAGCTACCAGGTTTGCTACCGTTACCTTCTTGGTGGTTCCGTTAGGATTACCACTTGTGACTGTATCCGAAATATCGGTGACCGGGATAATGTCGTCTACTGCTGGAGTAGCGAGTGAGTCTAATGAACTAATTCGTTTGTTCGCCATAATTTATTTCCTCTTAATCGAATGCTAAAAATTGCCCAGCCTCCACGAGCAGAAAGTCCTCCGCCTCGGTTTGGATAACGCCGTCAGGGCCGCCATCCCCAGGTACGCCACTCCCTGTATGAGGGCGACTAACGCTGACATTTAGATCGTGGGTGAGCATCTATCGGTTGTACGCGATTACACTCCCGGTCGCCAAGGTCACCTCGTCAAACGCTCCGTAAAGTGCGGTGTTTGCACCAAGCGTGAGCGGGGATGATCCACCCGTGGTGAGATCGGAAATATTATCAATGTTCCCGCTGATCGAGGTGATGGTGGTATCTTCCAATGCTACGATAGAAAACCATCTGCCTGTGTGTGATGCGGTGTCGGAGATAAATTCTCCACCGTTTAGTCCTACTCCTCTATATTCGCTAGTTGCCATAATTAAAATGCTGTTGAGATTGTTGATCCGTAAGTTGTGAATTGAATGAAATTATTCTGTCCTTGCTGGCGTTCGAGCTTATCTAACTCTGCCATAAGGACTGCTTCTGCTTGTTGTTGTGCGACCAAACTTTTGTCAGTCTGTCCATCTGCGACTAAATAATCGCTATATGCCCCCAAAACCGCGTACTCGCTGAATATGTACGGATAATCCGTACTGCTCGATGTGTAGTCGATGAAAGGTTTACGGTGTAACACAAACACGGGCGATGTGGTTGCACGATCTACGAGTACCACCTTACCATACCCACTCGCAGAATACTCCACGCGGTATGGTACTTCTGTGGGACTGCCATGTGCATAAGGGTCTTTCTCGGTAATGCGGAGGATCTCACCAATGTCTGAGCCGTAATCCAAGACACCCATCAAGTTTGCTTTTGCCTCTGCTCCGCTTCCCCCGCCACCGCTAAAGGTGATGGTTGGTGCGGATAAATAACTACCGCCATTCGCGGTTACCGCGATTCCGTTTACCTCGCCATCTGCATTGATGGTGGCAACTGCTGTGGCGCTACCTGATATGGTTACCGTTGGTGCGCTTGTGTATCCACTACCGCCCACCGTTACATCGATGGAGCGTACTTGTACATCAGGCAACTTTGGCTCCAGGCGGATGGTGTCGGGCCATCTTGCGCGTTCCCACGCTAATCGTCCAAAGCGATTAAAGCTACGGACTGCCGCATCCTGTTCTTGCGTCAGGAGGCTGTCCACCCCAACCATGTGCTTTAGGTTGGTGAGTAGCGTACTGACCGCAATTTCCCTCATGCGAAACTCTTTGTGCCGAAGCTCGGTCCGCTAAAGGACTGCTTACTCATTGTTTTAGCTTTGAATGATGGATTATCGCGGAGGAACTCTTTAATGAATGTCTTATCGCCCCAGCAACCACGCTCAGATTGATGCCAGCGAAAATACTCGCGTGCGGGTATGCTTGCTTTGAGTTGTCCAAGACCTTCCATCTTTGCTACTCCCATTTCCTTATTCTCCTTCATCGCCATCTTCTCACGCATGACTGCCTCGTGTTGTTCGAGGTCTACCTCGTAGCGTAAATAGCGATCCAGGTTCTTCATAAACTGAGAACCGTTTCCATCTTTCCACTTTGGTATCAATAAGTCAGGCATGTTGTTTTTATATAGATTAGGGAGAGGCCCGCATCGCAGACCTCTCCCCTCACTAACGGTTAAGATTAATTTACTTTTCCGTGGGCTTTGGGCGACAAGCACGCAAGTCCACAAATAATTTCTGCAAAACCTCTTCTTCCGCCACCTTTGTTCTCAAGCTCGGAGTTGGACTCGGCTTTGAGGGTGTTGACGGCGATGTACTCAGGGTCGATGAGCAAACCAGCATCAGAGTCGATAGTAGCTGATCCTGATGTTCTATTATTAAACAACGTGGGGACCACGGCCACGGTTCCGAAATCTCCCTCATACATATTGACTACGAGGGAAATGGATTTGGACTCAGCGGGTTGAGTGACTTGGAAGTTAAGAGCGGTGGTTGTACCTTCTTGACGGGCGAAATCAGAGATGTCGCGTTTCAAACCAGGGCCAGCAAGTAAGGTAAGCTGTCCACCGGGCATTCCGTTGGCTTCGTACAAGTCTTGAAGCAAACCATTCATGTTGGCTTCGGTGAATGTACCTCCACCAAGGGATACGCTTGCAACGGATTGGAAACCAGCACCCACATCAGCAGGTTGACCACCTTCACCTAACCATTTGAAAAGACCACGAGTCTTGTATGGAGTAGATCCACCAGCATCTTGTTGACGGTCTTGAGATGAACAAAGCGCACTTTCCACATCTCTTTTTAATTCTCGTACTGCCTTACTTTCAGCATAGGAAAATTCGTTATCCACACCAGCTACAGAAACAAGTTCTTGGATATTGGAAACTTGGTAGTTACGGCGGAATACTTGAATGTAGTTTCCAAGTTTAGCACGATTCTCCTGCTTGTTGTTAAAGCTAGTCTCATCAGTACCTTCAACGACTCCAGCAAATGCGGGATCGCTCATGTCGTCTACTTGCCACTCAAAGAAAGTGCCGTTGGCTTTTCCTTTTTTCGCAAGTGAAAGTAAAGGTGTTCTTTCGGGTTCTAAGATTGTGAGGATATCGGAAAGATCTTCGCGATTTCCAGCCACATTGGTTGTTTTGGCCATTGCCATAGTATTGTCCTCCTAAAGGTTTAAGATTTATTTTTAAGTTTTAGATATGCTTGGTAGTCCGCCATTGTTCCGCTTTTGTCGAATTTTGCCTTCGCCGCTTGCAGAGCCTTCTGAGCATTCGCCTGGGGTGTCTTGGGTCTAGCAGTTCCCGCCTCTGTACTTGCGGTGGGTGCTTTGGGTTTTGGCTTAGGTACAGATTTCTGTTTAACCCTTGCTTCAACTGCCTTGTAACCTTCAACAAATAATCCAAGAGTGTAATTTGCGTTTGGAAGATACTGAACCAACGGCCTGTAAAGGGGTGATTCCTTAACTTGCATAAACAACTTATACTCAGGACTCTCAGGATCGCCTAGAAAATCAAAGGTTTGTATTGCCTGTTGATCGTATGTGGTGCGTTCCTGTAACCACTCTTTCCGGGCTTTTACATCATTGCGTAAAATCTTTTTTGCGTTTGCTTTGATTCTACGAAGATCCCCCTTTGAGTACACCTTATCTCCATCCTTGGCCACATACTCGTTGCCATTGTCATCATACTGAACTTCGTTATCGAGATTCTCATCTGCCCACTCTACTAAAGTGTTCAGATTATCGACTTCCTTCTGTAAGGCTTTGTCGTCAGTAATATTATGGAGTGCGTTATCCTTGAGGAACTCAGGCAACTCTGCGGATTGTGTCTGCTGGGCTTGTTCAGCTTGCGCTTGCAACTCAGCATTCTCCGCAAGGAGTGCTTTCTTTTGAGCGGTTAGTCTCCCGAATCGCTTGACCGCAGATGCATTCAGCGCCTTTGCGAGTTCGCGGGACTCCTCTTCGGATAGGTTATCCAGGTCGATGTTAAACTTTGAAAGAACATTGTCCGAAGGTTCTGCGGGCGGCGAAGATTCCTCTTCTTCCTCCACTTCTTCTTCGGCGGACTGATCGATTTCCTCCGTTAAGGCATCAGTAGGCTCCGCAGTTTCTTCAGCGGGTTCTTCTGCCTCTTCGGGCGGCTCAGTTAATTCCTCTTCGGGCTGTTTGCTTTTCAGTAACTGATCAGCAAATTCTGCCATCGAGAGATTCCCCTCGCCTTGCGTTTGACTTTCCACGGTGTTTTGGGAGGACTCCGAGACAACCTCTTCGGTTAATGTTTCCATAGATGTCAAGGCAATAGTAGCCTAGTGTAGCAAAATGTAGCCTTGTGTCTAAACAATGGCAATAAAAAAGCCCTTGCGGCCTACCCCTAAACCGCAAGAGCTATGCGCTTTTGAATAACAAAATTAAAGATTATAGAAGTTATCTAACTCCTCATCGATTGCTTCGAGCTTGCCTGTTAAATGGAAGACAAGATTCGGATTTACAAGGTTATCGCGGTTCTGCAATTGACGGATTGTGTCCTCCCGCATCTGCTCGCGGATCTCGATATACTTCTTAAAGTTGGGTTCGTTCTTTAAGGAATGCAAAGCATTCATCGCTTCTTGTGGATCGACCTCGTGGTACTTCTTTCGTTTCACTTTCTCTTGCGTGCTGTCTTTGCGGCTTTCTTAAATGCTTTCGCGGTAGGCGCACCCTTGCTTCCGGGTTTGCGCATGCGTTCTTTGGAACCCGCTTTGATGCGTTTTCGTTTAGCATGTATGTTTTTGTAAAGACTCATATTACCATTTTTTGCATGACCAATAACCAGCGGTTAGTTTAGACTTCTTTTCATCGCACTTATGTCGCGCTCGGAAGGATTTACGCCGTGCGGGAATGTTCTTCTTAATGGCCATGTTGGGGTCGCCAAAACGAACAAGACGAACTTTGTCCCCTTCTTTCGCGAGTACGGCAAACTTCTTAGATTTACCAGGGGTGCGCTTTGGCTTATTATAACCACTAAATCGCTCATTGCGATAAGTTATGCTCATGCCGCACTTGCTGTTTGTCCGAATTGTGTGGGCATAGCACCCAGCCTACCAATATTAGCATTAACCTTCTGCTGAATAGCGAACTGACGTTGTTGCACATATCCTTGGATACGCTCCTGTAGTGCTTGGTCTTGCTGTGCCTTCTGCTGAATATCGGGCTGTTGTAACCATTGCTGAAATACTTGGAGCTTCATCTCGTGAGCATCGTTCTCTCGAACATTAGGCGGTACACCCGCCACTAGCTCTGCGATAGTTTGACGCTCTTCCTCCATCGCTTTTTGCGATGCAGTCTCTCGTGGTAAGATTATCTTCTCTGCCGCACCGGGTAATACCTGACCGATTGCCATAGCAAGGAGTTGCTCGGTATCCACCACGCCATTCTTGTCCATCGTGCCAGCGATCTCTCCAATCGTCTTTACCCGTTCAAGCATTTGCTCAGGGTCTTGGGTGGCCACATCAAACTGCATATAAAAATCAAATCTCTCTCCCGCTCTTCCCTTCGCATACTTCTGCATATCCTGTACGCCTGTTACGCGGAAGTATTCCTCATCGGGACCATACTGCTGATATAGACCATAGACTTGGTCCATCACATATTTCATATGGTGCAGTACGCGGTTGATGATGTTTTGCTGTTTGATCTGTGACTCAACAGGATCAATATTTGGAGCGTTATTACCAAAGTAGCGGTCAAACATCTCTTGCATTAAACGCCGAACCTCAATTGATCCGGAATCAAAACGCGGGGTGGCTGCAAATCGTATTTCCCCAGGTGTACGATAAGGTACACGAACGCCCGGACCCCAGCGTGATGGGGATCTCCCAAGAGGATGTTCTATCGGCGGGAGCGTTGAGATGCTTTGCCTGTCGATGCTCGCGTCCGTTTCGACTTTGACGACTTGCTGGAACGCTTCGCCGACTTCCGGGATGGAGCGGGAGGCGTAGAGTCTTTTCGAGGTTTTCTCAAAGGTACTAACGACAAAAGGGTATCCGCCATGAGCGTAATCCATGAGCGTATGTTTCGCATATAAGTCAGGAACTTCATTACAAAATACGGTGCAGTAAATGCCTGGGATGTTGTCTTCATCCAATAGGCGTTGGTAGCAGTACACGATGCGGATGGTTTCATCATCATCGCGGAGGATCTCGTCCTCCAAACTTAGGTTATTGGTATAGACATCGTTCTCGCCAACCGTGGCATTCTCGATTGCTTTATCCACAAACTCCTCATCCCATCCCTCGGAAGCAATCTTTGAGCGAAGTTGCTCAGGTGTCATGTTTAGTACATGAAACACATAAGGGGCTTCCTGTGGGTCGATGGTGTAGTTTGGCCAAAAGATATCTTCATCGGGAGCAAGCGCTTTAATGCGTGGACGGTTAATCACTTTACGCACTACAGGCACGGTGGTTTCACCATCCTTGCGTAACTCCTTGAGCATGCCACGAGCTTTTTTCTTACTTACTCCAAATTGCTCGGACATGGCGGCGGATAACTCCTCATCCATAGAACCGTCTTGTATCGCCTCAGCGATTTGCGGTAACGCCATTGCAATTTCGTCTAACTTGATCGCCTGTTGTTGCTTTTGGTCTTGGCTCTCGTAGTAAACATAATGCACCATCATTCCCTTCTCGAAGAGATGATTCAGTCCGAGTTCCACTTGATCGTAGAAATCATCCATCTTGGTGTTAACCAACCAGCGTACAAACATGGATATCACATTTGCACGGGCAATATCGCTCGACTCCACGGGAGTTGCCACGATGTGTGCTTGGCGTACCGCGTTTAGCGACATAGCCACACACTTATTTATTTGGTTATCCACCATACGGATCTCTTGATCCGAAGCCCCCGCCCAGGGAAATACCTCTCCTGTCTCCGGGTTGGCAGAATATTTTTTAAAGTCATTGGACTTCCCCGCCCATATACAATTGCGTACATCATAGTCGCGTTGTCTGCGATCTATCCATTCGCCCAAGTCTGACTGAGTTTCGCGGTATGTATCCCGCAAATAATTAATATCAGGTTCCTTGGATACGAACAAGAGTTCGGGATCAGAGGAGTTATGCATGCTTGTAGCAGATTGTAGTTGTTTGTGCTTGACCCGTCAATCTAATACCCACCGCCTCCTGTACATTGGAGACTGCCATTAGTAATGTGTTCTGCACCAGCTACTAATAAGTACCGAATACAATCGATCTGATCCTTGAAATGTTCTGCCCTACTCTGCCCACTATACTCCAAGAGAGAAGTGATTGTATTGTCGCATCTATCTGATATATAGAGCTTTGGGCGATTACGAGGAGTCATAGGCTCAGAATCATCCCATGCCAATGCGTCATTTATCTTTGCGATACCCGCCTCGATATCCACGCCTGGAGCGGGACGAAACACAAAGTCCAAGTTTGCCATTTGGTTAATGATGTTACTCTCTCCCTCCTTTGTTCGCACCGTGGCGGCTCCCATGCGGGGGTCCACAATACGCTCAAATATATCCTCACCATCCTCCAAGTCCTCGAAGTGGTTACGGTAATCCTCGTATCCCCAACCTAGTGGACGCTGGGCGGGACCAGGCTTACCCACACTCTTACCTAATGCATTGACATGCGGTAATGCCCATTGCCCCATCGTAGTGTCGGGGAACTCGCGGTATATGTATATCCGCCCATCCGGCATGACTGCCGCCCATATCGCCACCCACGGCTTGCTTCCGCCCGGATCGCATACGAAGTACCGCGTGCATGGTAAGGAAGGGTCGGCGATGAAGGGGATTTTTTCGTGTGGTATTACATTGGTTTCCCTGTTGAATTTCGGGAATCTCCCCTCCATCGCCTTGGATGGTATGCCGAACAAACGAGCGAGCTTGGTTTCGAGTGGTTGCCTCGAATAGGTGCGGATCAATTCCTGACCATCAATAAATGGATTCTCTTGAGTCCAAAAGTAATAGATACGGCAGTCAGGCCAATTGTGACATATCTGCTCAGTAGGTAATTCCCTGTCGAGGATTTCGCTGTAGCGGGACTTCACCGTCTCCGCTCCCTTGAGTAAGCTATTGATCAAAGGTGTCCAGCCTTGAAGAGTTGTGAAAGTCAAAATCAGCCGTCCGTGGAAGTCCACCGTGCGGCCGAGCAATGTATTAAAGATACCCTCAGGTACTTCTTCATCAAGATGAATTGCATGAGCAGACCAACCCTCGAATATCTGAGGATCTGCCATATACTGCCGATAATTATTAAAGTATATCGTACTTCCACGCTCCGCACCTGGAGTGGTGGGCGGTAAGATCGCTTTCGCAGAATTAAATCCGTTCTTCTGCGTGTACTGCAAACTATGATTATCGCTCTTCTTCTTTGTCCGCTTGTAGCGTGCTGGTAAACTTTGCCAAATATACTTCTGCGCATCCGATATACTCCGTTCCTCCGTAACATGCATCGAACGAATCTCAGCTTCGGGGATTGATTGTGCTAGGTGTACCAGCATACGAGACGCGAAAATGGACTTGGACGAACGATTGCCTCCGAGACAGACATGGATCTTCGTATCCTTCCAATTCTCCATCACCCTACGCCAACCGGGTAATGTCCATCCCCATTGGATAGGGTCTTCCTTTTCCGACTGAGGTTGGTCAATCAGTAGGCGACTAAGCATCTCCGCACGCTCAGGGGGTAACGCATCAATTTGCTCCTCGGTTAACGCACATGCTAACTCGCCCTTGTCAAACTTCAGATCGCTCGTCCACGGGATTCCGAAGTTCGCGTCTATCTCATCGGCGTAGGTTATCTTAGGCATTAAATCCCTCCACTACTTTACATTGCTCCGGGTAAACCCGAAATACAGGCTCTATATCCTGTGAATCGCGAGTGGCGGTTGTGCGGCCACCCCACTCAAATTTATAATCCTTACTGAAGTCCCA